CCCAAGTCTGGGCCATATTGACTTTGATACCACTCAAGACTTCCAGCGCTTGGCGTTGGGCTTGATTCAACTGGATTTAATTTAGCCTGCTTTTCTTTTTCATATTTTGTTCGTGCATCGGCAAGGCTATTACCTCTAATTTCCTTAGAGCTATACGTTTTGTTTACACTGTAAACAGGCTGGCCGTTTTGAGTTGACTGAACTACAGAGTAAACGGGCGTGTTAACATAATAGTCAGGATACTTACCAGTTTGCCTTTGGCTAAAAGTTTCTTCTTTGCTAAGACCTTCAATATACTTTTGAGCCTCTTCTTGGGTCTTATACTTGTCAGCATACTTCAACTTTAATTCAGACATATTGTCAAATCTTCCGCCGATTCTCTTTATGTTTTCACTTCTGTTTATTTCGTAAAAAGTTTTTCCTTTTACGTCGACCTCTTTAAGTGAGTAGCTTGGCTTTCTAACAAAGAATTGCGTACTGTTTCCTGAACCAGATTTCCAAAAAGCCTGTTCTGGTGTTTGAGAGTCAATCCAATTTTGTGCAGATTCTTGCGTAGCAAACCTAACTTTTGAGCGAGCAGCTGCCTTTGTAGTTCTTCCCGCCGAGGCTGCGTGTTCTGCACCGAATAAGGGGCCAGATTGATTTGATATGTCATACATTTTGGCGGCGTAAAGGTCTTGCCCTTTACTTAAATGGCTATCTAAAAAAGAACCAAACGCTTCATTTGATGAAAGTATCTCTGGTGGAGTGTTTTCTGTTGGTTTAAGAGCGCCGCTTTGTAATAACTTAACAACAAAATCTGGCGCATTGGCTGGCAGCTTGCCTTCTCTGTTGTAGTATGCGTTACTTTGAATTTTCATCAAAGGCTCGGCTTTAGCTTGGTCTAACTCAAACCCATAATTATCAATAAGGTCATTTGTCATTTGAGTTGCTGAGTTAAAAGTTTCTTGCGCCCAGCTTTGATTTATCCGACCTGCCAAACCACTCTCACTTACGTCAGCAGCATCTACGTTGCTTGCTGCACCAATTCTTCCATCAGAGAAAGAAAGATTACCAACGACCCGTGGGTAATTACCAGCAGCACCACCTTTAGCTAAATTGCTTATTGCACCAAGGCCCTGAGTTATTCCGTAAACAGTTCCAAGTGGGCCAAGAACAGAAGTAAATGATTCTGGCATAAACCCAGACGCAGCAGCACCAGTAGCGGCTGCGCCAACACCTTGGCCAGCAATAAGGTTTGACGCAAAACCTGAAACAAGATTCGCGGCGTTGACTACGTTTATAGCCTCTGCTGGGCTTTCGATTCCATTATCCAAATCCTCAATACCGCTAAGGATAGTGCCAATGTTTCCTATTGCCTCGCCTGCTGGGAGGCCCGCCCCAGATTCAGAATAGGCAATTTTTAAGCTGTCAGCAGCAGCATACGCATTGGTTAAACTTTCAGCGTCTGGGTTTTCAAACGCTTCGACTATAGCTGCCACATCAGCAGCGTCAGCTAATGCACCGCCCACTTCTGGCGGAATAATTGGCTGTGATGCACCAGAGTCAAACCCAATGTTGTTTATAACTTCTACGGCCTTGTCTGCATTTACACCAGATGGATTTTCAATGAGGTTTTCAATGTTGGCATAAGCCTCTACTACGTTAGTTGTGCCTGAGCCTAAATTATCTACAATTTCTTTTAGCGTGTCAGGAACTGGAATTTTTGGAAGCGTTATATTGATATCCAATTTACCATCTGAAAAATCAATAATGCCAGAATCTTTTAATTGCTCCACCTGAGTTTCTGCAACTTTTTCAACCTGCTCTTCTACTAATTTAGGTTCTTCTTTTGTCAGGTTTTCAATAATCTCAGATAAGGTTTGTGTCTCAAAATTAACATCAATCTCTGGCGCTACCTCTAAAATAGGATTGACAATGCTTTCTTTAATTATTTCAACTTGAGGTTCTGTTGCTTCTTTTATAGGGTCAAAGACAACATCATTTATAATTTTGTCTATGCTTTCAGTTGGTAGACCTATGTCGACAACAGGCTCTGCTGCTGGTTCAGGGGTTGGCTCAGGAGTTGGTTCAGGGGCTGGCTCAGGAGTTGGTTCACCTGATAAAATTTCAGATATGGTTTTGTAGTCTATGTTTACGTCGACCTCAGGTAGAACTTTTTCGACTTCCTTTAGCGGTATCTTTACGACATCTTCAATGGGGTCTAAAACAATCTGTTGAATAAACTCTTCCGTTGGGTCGCCGACAACCTTTAGCAAATCTTCTGCTGGGTCAAGCGCCACTTGCTGAACAACTTCTTCAACTGGGTCTAACACCACTTGTTGAACAGTCTCTTCAACAGGGTCAAGAACGTTTTGTTGAACGAACTCCTCAACTGGGTCATATGCTTTTTGAACCGCTTCTTCTGCATAAGGGTACAGTTCCCTTAAGCCAGCAACTGCTGCCAATGACTCTGCAATGTCAAATACTCCATCACCCTCTCTTGCAGGCAATGTCTGTGTCGGCATATACAACCCAGAGCGATATCCGCCACCGAACATTGATGGGTCGATGGCAATGCTTTCTTGAAAGGCCTGCTCTAACGGCTGATACTCTGAAATATAATTTTGAGGCATAGTGCCTTGAATAGAATCCAGTATAGGAGCAATATCAAATACACCCTGAGATGGAGCAAAAGTCTGCGGCGTAACCTGAGTGAAATTTCTCATAAACTCAGGCAAATTATCTGGGCTGTAGGAAGCCGCAGTTGGGCGAGGAATGTACGCAATGTTTGAGCCAGCCATTGACGAGTAAAGGTCTGGCGCAGTTGCGCTTACATTCGGCGCGGCAACATTCAACATTTCTTGAATTTGTTGCGCTGTCATCTGCGGAGGCAAAGCCATATTAAACCCTCGGTAGGTTTACGGATGTTTCAATGTCTGAACGAAGTTTTTCAATTCTTAACTGACGCTCAAACTCAAGCTCTTGACGGCGAAGGTCAAGCTCTGCCGCCATCTTCTCGCGCTCAAGCTCAAACTCCATTTGCATTTTTTGTTTCTTAAGTTCCAGCTCTTGCTGTGCTTTCTGCATTTCCATTTGCATTTGCGGTGTTGGCCCCTGTTGTTGTGGAGGTGGTGGCGGTGCATTGCGTGGGTCTTGGAAGAACTCACTAGCATCCTTAAAGCCAGAAAGCTCAGAGATTTTAGCTAAAGTATTGCGATACTGAATAGGCGTAACGATAGGATTGTTTGGCCCCATTGTTGCCATAATTCCCTCTTGCTTGGCAGCAATCTGAAACAGTGTCGCAAGCTGCTGGTCTTTTTGCATTGTGCCAAGGCCAACATTGATTTGCACGTTATACATATTTTCCCACTCGCGCGGGTCAATCGCCACAAAGTTATTGTTCAAACGAATAATTTTATCTTTGTTTTGATACTTGGTGACAAGGTGCAAGATGCCACGGAATAGTGCGCGAACACCAGTCTCAGCAAACACGCGAGCAATCATTTCAATTTTACCTTGCGATGCAGCCATAGTAGCGGCAACGGCTGTGGCAGTTGTTGACTGTAGTGAGTCGGCATCCAAGCCCATTGATTGCTTCGTAATGCCTGTGCGTTGCTCACGAACACTGTCCATATAGTTCAGTGCAGGAAATACTGAGCCAGCAACATCTGGAACCTGCAATGGCTGCACAGCACCAGCTTGGCGCACACGCACAATACCAGCAGGACGGTTTGTCATTAGGTCATCTAGGTTTACCTGACCCTCAACAGCAACAACGCGAGAGTTGTTTGTGTTGTAAATGTTATCCAGCAACTGACGCATCAGTGTCGATTTAATCAACTGCACGTCCATCACCAACTCGGCGACAGAGCGCCCAATGGCGCGGTGTGGCATTAGGACTGGTGAAATCATTGCGAATGGAACAATGTCACATTCTTCGTTTTCAAGAACATGGTGTCCTTCACCAATGGTTAGAACACGGCGTAGTTCTGCTACACCGTCACCATCGTAATCCGATTTGATGTAAGACTCTGTAACAAGAACATTACGCATTGCTGGGTCTAAACTGTCGTAAACAGCGCTTGACTCAATATCCTCAAAACGACTTGTGCGCTCTTCTGATGTGTCTAGGTCTGTGTAGCCAGCATATTCCTCAACCTCTTCTTTGTCATAACCCATAGATACAAGGTCGCTAACAGAGAGGGTTGTGCGGTGTGCTACAAAAGTTGCATCCTCAAGAGACTTAGCACGAGATGAAATAAGGAACTCTTCTGGCGGCACATTCTGAATGTTTACACGCCCGTCTGTTTTGGTGCGGCGCAACTTGACGTCATAAAACATTGGGGCGGGAATAATGTTTCCGTCTGGCAAAAACATATCCTCGCCAACGGTGCGAACGTCTTGTTCGGTAATTTCTACTTCTTCATCTGACAGCAGGATGGTCAATTCTTCTTCGTTAAGACCTTCATATTCTTCTTTCTCAACGTCAACGGTTTCATCCCAGCCAAACTTAACAACACCAGTTTTAAGGATAAGTGCATCCTTGAACCAGTTGTGCATGATTTCAAAGCCACGGTTATCGTTGTTAATAATCCAGTTGCAGTAGTCACTAGCTTGTTCGGCGACAGCCACATCTTCTGGGCCGTGTGGCACAAAGCGCACATAGTCGTCTGACTGCGTAAAAATACGCATCAGGCTAGGCATGATGTGTTCAATAGTGTCGCTTACTTCTGTGCTGATAACCTGAGAACGGTCTGGCTGCTCATTGCCAAATGGTTCGCCCAGATAGTAGTCCATGGCCTCAATGCGGTCTTGGGAGTACTCTGTATCATAGTGACCGATAGCCTGTTCAATCTCATTGCGAACAATAGATTGAAATTCTACATCATTCATTTTAGCCATTATATATCTCTTAATCTGTTGCATCGTCGCCAAGCTCTACCGTAATAGGCTTGACTGGAGCTTTTTTAGCTTTTACTTTTTTTGTTTCTTTTTTAACGGTTGGCGCTTTTACAGGTTCTGGCATTTTCACTGGCTCAACGGCAAGTGATTTGCGGCAGCTTTTGCAAGAGCCAGTTACATTGGTGTGAGTTGGGTATCCGCAGTGGTAGCAGGTGGTCATGCGCTCACTCCCTTCAAGCAGCGTCCTGCTTTTGTGCAGGCACGAGGGGACTTGCACATTGAGCAAGTCGAAAAACTTTTCCCCTTGGCATTCTTTGCTGCTGCCATTCCAGCTTTTGTGTATGGGTATTTTTTTCCGTCTACGTTAGGCATTTCTTTCTCCTACCATTTAACTTTATGCGACCAGTATTTTGCAGACAACTTGCTTGTCGGCTTTCCCTGAGCATTGTGTCTAGCATAATAAGACTTTTTTCGAGCTTTGTCTTTAGCTGTCTTGGGATTTTTTCCAGCGCCACGAACACCTTGCTGACCGAATCGAATTAGGCGAACCGTGTCACCTTCTTTCGCCAGCACTGCGTGGCTTTTCTTTGGGTGCTTTGGGGTACGTTTAGGTTTGTTGTAACCAGCGAAACGCTCGCCGCGATAGATAATAGCCATTAAGCGTCTCCGTAAATTCCGTCTTCAGTGACCTTAATAGAACGCACACGCATCATATAATCATCTGGGTGCATATCAGCTTCTTGAGCGCAGAAAGCAGATGCAAGCAGGCAGGTGTCAATCAATTCGTCCCAGTCCTGCCCAAGCTCTGAAAGCTGATGAAGAACAAGAGCAATCATTTCAAACGCTGTGTCCTCGATAGGCTCACCGTCTATTGTTTTTAAACTATCCATTTTGACGACCCATAATTTAAGTTGCTATTCCATTTGTGCTTACTGCCACTCTTGGCAATACTAGCACGAGAAGCGAAGGTAAGGCAAAAGGCATCTGCAAGGTCAGGACTGTTTAGACCGCGCCGTTTCATTTCATCTTTTCCTTCTACCTTTAGCTTACCATTAGATAGGAAAGAAAATCTAGGCTTAGATAAGTCGTCTATAAGCTCTTCTTGATTTGGGATTGTGCAGTCACGCGCCTCAAACCATTCCTTGCCTAGAAACCACAACTCATCCCGCAGCCGCCCGTAACGTTCTCCCATAGAAGCGGATTCAGCAACGTTAATTCCACGCACAGGTAAATCAAGCTCGGTGAGACGGTCAACGACACCAGCACCAAGGCCGATACTATCGACGAGTATTTCGACTGGCCTATCTGACCACGTAGTTGTTTCGTATTCATTTAAGATAATCCCGCACATTTCCATCAAATCTTTATTGCGCCACGATTTGATAGGCTCAGTTACCACATTCCCTTTTCTCTTGCAAAGGGCGGATTTATCAGTGCCAAAACGCGCCACATCCAGCCCCCAAACAACAGGTGTTGTCTCTGCTGGCACTTGGTCACGCTCTGCTGCTGACTGCAAAAGATGAAGCGGAATAACCACATCATCATCTGCCTCAGGCCATTCGCCCAAAACACGCACACGATAGATATTGCTGTCCTCACCATACTTTGTCTTCATATCCTCAATGAACTTCGGGCCGACCTGAGAGCTATCAGATGAGGCAACCTTCATTGTGAAGAAGCTGTCTTTCATTTTATTAAAGGCTTCATAGAAGTAGCCAGACGTACGGGTGGGGTTTCCCGTCATAACTGTCTTAGCGCCTTCTGTAGACATAGCACCCTCACCAACCTCAAAGATGATGTCGTCCACGCCAGAGGCCTCATCTACGAGGAATAGCATATTGGGGCTGTGAAACCCTTGCAGGGCTTCTGGTGTCTCTCTACGCGCCGTACGAGCCACAGCAAAGCTGTCCTGACCAGCAAGCTCAACCTTCGCGGATGTGACCTCAATAAGCTCTTTCAAGCCATCAGGCATACGACGATGCCACTTGGCGACCTCTGCCCATAGAATATCGGACAACTGACTAGCGGTGTTTGCTGTGCAAGCAATACGGGATGGGGAGCGGGTTAAAACCCACCACAATATGAGCCAAGATAGAAATGCAGTTTTACCGATACCGTGACCAGACCTGATAGCCACCCTGTCATTGTCACGCACAGCATATAATGCCTTTTCCTGCCATTCCTCTGGCTCTGCGCCAAGCACACCCTTAACGAATAAAACAGGGTCTAGCGCAATAGCAAGCATAAGCTCGCTTACATCTAAATTCTCTTTTCCCATATCTTCTCCTTTTAGTAGTGGGGCGAGCCGAAAGGGAATAAAGCCCGCCCCACATTCGGGAGCGTCAAAGGAGGAGTACGCTCAACCGAAACCCTTACTCCTCTTTTTTCATATATACACGATTTGAACCTGTCTGCAAGAAGGTGTTGCATTTTTGTCACAGTGTTTATCGGTATCATTTGATGACACTTCCATAGGACAGCGTGTCCATATGTTTTTGG